CACGATATCCACCTGCGGCAGCTGGTCGTCGCGCTGCGCGGGCAGGCTCAGCTGCATGGGGTACGGCTGGTAGGTGCCCGCCGTGCGCACCACGGGCTGGGNGTTGTTCACCAGTCGCAGTGTGGTGATGTCCGGATGGGNGATGGTCAGGCACACCAGGAACACCTCGCCGGTCTCCTGCGCGAACATCGCGCGCATGGCGTTGATGCTCACCTGCGAGGTCACGGTAGTTTCTCCAGTTGCAGCGTCACCAGCCAGCGGTTGATCGAGCCTTTCTGGAAGCTGCCCTGCGGGCGCTGGATGAAGCGGTAGGTAGCCGGGTCACCAGTGCGGAAGTCGGTCCAGTCAAACGGCAGCACGTCGGCCACGGTGACCTCGTAGAACGTGATCAGCGTGGCGTACTGCGATTGGGTGAGCTTGAGCGTGCAGTTGAACGGCGTAGCCACGGCGGTGAAGCGCCGGCGCACCTTGGCCACACCGGCCTCGGCGTTGCTGCGGATCGCGTTGCTCACCGCCTGGTAACTGGCGGTGTTGTCTGCCAGTGGTGCCTGCGGCAGCGTGCTCGGCCACGTGGAGTTTGCCATGCTCAGCCTCCCGCCGCGGCGTAGCTGCGCGCCGGCCGGCGCGTGCCGGTGGCGGCGTGGATTGCCTGGCCAAGCCGGCCGCCGCGCGCCACGTCCTGCGCCGCCGCGTTGATGAAGATGTCGAGGTACTTGCGCCCGTCCGCGCCGTCGCGCTGCTCGGTGCGGGCGCCGTTGTCGGCGCCGTAGATGTTCACCACCACGCCGCCCGCATCCGTGCCGCCCGCCGCGCCGCTGCTGCCACCGATCGGGCCGCCGGTGGCATAGCGCGGCAGGCGCTTGGCGCGCACGTCGTCCATGAACCGCTCGCCGTAATAGTTCACGGCATCGGCGGTCTGCATGTATTCGCCGTTGCTGGCACGGATCAGCACGCTGTCGCTGGTGCCGGTGCCGGGGCCGCGGATGGGGCCGCCCTCGGCGTGGCCGCCGGTGCCGGCGGTGGCGAGGNTGAAGCCGCCTTCGCCGGTGACGGAGTTGTAGCCGCCGCCGAAGTAGCCGAAGCTGCTGCTGTCGTACGACGGGCCTGGCGCGAACAGATTGAGTAGCGCGGNGGTGGCCTGCGCGATCAGCGCCTTCGCCACCATGTGCGCCAGCATGTTTTCGAAATCTTTTTCGAAGGTCTTGAACGATAGCTTGCCGCCGGCCAGCCAGTCGGCCATGGAGTCTTCGGCGTCGCTGAAAAGTGTGGCGAAGCCGCGTTTGGCTTGATCCGCTACGTCGGCAGCTTCAGCAGCGTAATTCTTCCAAGCCGCGCGGGCGCCAAGCATCCAATCGCCTTGAGTTTCGTCCATGCGCCGGAAGCTGTCATTATATTGCGCTACCTGCTGGTCCAGCGCGTTCCTTTGCGCTTGCACTGCCGCTTCATACGATTCCTTCGATAACCCGCCCGACTCTCCCCGAATACCCTTCTCGCGCTGCAGCGCCAGCCGCTCCTCCGCCTCGGCCTCCGCCTGTTTCGCCTTGGTGATTTTCATCGCCCGGGCGTATTCCTGGTCACCCATGCCTATACTGGCGATCTGGTTGTCCAGTTGCTGCTGCAACACCTCGTTGCTGTGCGCCAGCGCGTCGGCATAGGCCTTCTGGCCTTCAACCTCCTTCGCATGGCTGTCTTCCAGCGTGCGCTGCAGTGCCTGCTGGCCGCGGTTGAACTCGGCTGCCGCCTTGGTAGCATCGCCGCCCTTCTGCAGGTACACATCCATCTGCGCCGCGAGCTGGGCAATGCCCTGCTCGTACTGCGTCAGCGCGCTGGTGTCGGCCTGGATGTTTTTCCGGTCGAGCGCGTCCACCTGGCTGCTGAACGTGTTGTAGGCGGCGGGCTCCTTGCTCTTGGGGCCTTGCGGGCCGGCCAGCTTTTTCAGCGACGCCTGGTAGGTGTTGTTGGCCGCCTTCACCTGGTTGTCGAACTGCGCCTCGATCAGCGCGCGCTGCTGCGGGTCGACGACACCATAGAGCGCGGAAGCGCGATCCATGCGCAGCTTGTCCAGCGTGTTCTTCAGCACCACGTCGGCCGGGGTGCCCGCGGACAGGCGCCGTTGCGCCGCGATGGCCTCGGCGTTCAGAGCCGCGTCGTTCGACGTTTGCTGCGACGCGAACTGGTCGGTGATGCCCTGCAGCTGCAGCGCCGCCAGCTGCTTGCGCAGCGCCGCCAGCTGCTCACCACCCTGCGCCTGCACCAGGTTGCCGGCGCGGTCGAGGTGCGGGGTGGTGAGCTTGTCGATCGCGGCCTGCACCTCCTTGATCTGATCGGTGATGCTCTGCGTGCGGCCCAAGCCTTTCATCGCATCCCACGCCTTGTTCCACTCCTCGGCCACGGCGTGGCCGGCGCGGATCATCCAGTTGGCGTTGTCCTGCACGTCCTGCGCACGCTCCTTCATCGCCGCCGCGTCGAGCTGGTTGGCGATGCGCGCCGCCTCGCGCGTGTGGCCCTCGGCTTCCAGCGCGGCGATCTGCGCGTATTGCGCGGAGGTCAGGAAGTGATATTGCTCGTTGAGCTTGGCGATCGCCTCGGACGGCTTGTCGCCGATCTCGATGATCTTGGCCACCGACTTGTCGATGCTCTCGCCGGTGACGGTGGACATGTCCACTGCCTGCTGCGCGAGCACGTCCAGGCTGGTGCCGAAGCTCTTGCCCGACCCCACTAACTGCTCGATGGCCTTGCGCGCGTCGCTGTACTTGCCGGTCGCCGCGCCCNCCGCCTCGGCCATGTCGTTGACCTGCCCGACGGTGGCGCCAGCGGCGCCGCCGGTGGCGATCAGCGATACGCGCAGCTGCTCCGTTTCAAAGTAGCCCTTGGCGGCGGCCACGGCAAAGCTGCCCAGCGACGCCACCGCACCACCGATGAGCAACCCCGCGGCGCTGAACGCCAGGCCCATCACGCCGGTGTTGGCGCCCAACGTGAGCACGCTCTGGATCAGCCGGCCAAACTGCCCGGTGGCCAGATCCTTGGTGATGTAGCCCAGCTCGCGGCGCGCGTTGGCGTTGTTGACGCTGAACCCGTGCATGGCGTTGCCGGCGGCGGCAATGCGCTCGCGGCTTTGGTCGATCGCCGCGCTGAACATCTTGTAGTCGTCGGCGCCGAGCACGCTCTTGGCGCGGAATGCGTCCAGTTTGGCCTGCTGCGCATCAAGCTTTTCCAGCGCGGCGATGGTGGGGTCGATCTGGCCCAGCAGGCGGCCCAGCTCGGCGCGCTGTTTCTCCAGCCCGGCGGTGTTGGCGGCGGCGGCCGCCGCCTGCTGTTCGGCGCGCACCAGGTCGGTGGCGCCGTGCATGGCGCGGGTCTGCGCCGCCACCACGCGCTCGTAGCCGGCCGCGGCGGCGGCATTGGTGGCGGTGCTGCGCTGGGNGGCGGCAATGGAGCTGAGCTCGGCCTGCTGGCGTTCCAGCGAGGCACGCACCATCGCCTTGATGCGTGCGGCGGCTTCGTCGTTCGACTCGCCCAGCGCGGCGGTGGCGCTGGCGTTTTCCCGCGATGCCGCCGTGGCGGCATTGGTGGAATCCACCACGCTGCGCTGTGCTTCGTCCAGGTTGGACACACCCTGCGCGGCATCGCCCATCGTGGCCTTGAATTGGCCGTCGCTGGTTGCCTCAAGCTTCACCCGCAGGATGTTTTCGCTGATCACAAGGGGCTCGGTGAATTAGTGAACGATTCCAGCTGCTTTCAGTACAGTTATTCCGGCGGCGAGTCGCCGCGTTTTTCGGCGGCCTGCTCCGCCCACGCCGTGAGCAGGGCGTCCTCGATCGTGCGCAGGTCATCCAGCAGGTCGGCGACCTCCATGCCGTGCAGCGCATCCCCCGCCGGTGCCAGTGCCTTCCAGCGCGGCAGGTACAGCGCCAGCGTGGCGATGCACGCGCCGTAGTCCAGCCCGGTGGTGCCGGCAAAGCCCACGCGCATCTGCGTGCTGCAGGTGTCCCATGCGCGCAGCGCCGGCAGGCATTCGGGCAGCAGGTGCGGCTTGGGACAGGCATCGCAGCCGCCGGTGGCGCGGCAGGTCTTGCAGTAGTCCGGCAGGNTGGTCTCGTCCGGCCATTGCTGCTCCGCGTCCCACAACCGTTGCTCGCTGCCGTCCGGCAGCTTTACGCCTGGGCGGGCGCCGGCAAGCCAGCGAGCCCAGGCCGTGAGTTTTTTGAGTGTGCCCCGCTGCTGGCATCCACCAGGCCCTGCAGCAGCGTGTCGCGCAGTACCTCGCTGCGCAGGAATGCGGCCAGCGCGGCGGCGCTGAACGGGATCGGCACACCGTCCTGGTCGACGATGTCGAACCAGCCGAGTACGCGATCGGTCAGCAACGCGTCGTCCGCCTGCAGGCGCTGGTCGGTCAGCGTGCGCCGTTTCGCCGCGTTCTCGTCGGCGTCGGTGGCGCCTTCGGCCGGCATCAGTCCGCGGATCTGGCGCATGAAATCGGTCATGGCGTTGTCGCGTGCGCGCAGTTCCTCGCGCGTCATCACGCGATACACCACCGCAAAGGTCTGCGCGGCGGTGCTGCCGTCTTCCTGCAGCTGCTCGATGGTGACCGGCCAGCGCACGCGGCCGTCCTGGGCGAATCGGAACATGGTGACCCCTTATTCGATGGTGGCCAGCGGCGACTTGAGTACGGCGGTGACGCCGATCTCGCCGGTGGTGCGATGGGCGGTGAAGCTGGCCTGAAGGCGTACGCCCTTGGGGCCGCTGATCACCGGCGTGGTGGCGGCAAACACCAAGGCAGGCACGGTGATGGTCAGCTTCTCGTTGCCCGCGGTGCCGTCGCCGGTGCCGCGCGACAGGGTGAGCACCAGGCTGCTGTCCGTATCGGACAGCGCGGCGTCGAGCAGGTTGCTGTCTTTCAGCAGCGCCTCCACCGTGCCGGTGGGCACCAGCTTGCCCTCGGGCAGGTCGCCGCGCTTGCCGGCGCCGCCGACCACGTAAGTGTCCTCGTCCAGGTTGTTGCTCAGCGTCAGGTCGAACTTGGTCACGTCCAGCGCCAGCGAACCGCCGCCGAACACCAGCGTCGCGGCCAGCGCGCCGAACGCGGCGTGGCCGTTGTCGGTGGGGGATGCCTCCAGCGGCGTGGAACTCTTGACGTAGTCCGCGCCGGCCACGGTGAAGGTGGCCTGCACGAAGCCGCTGGGCGACAGCGAGAACTGCGCCTGGCCGATGCGGCAGCCCACGTAACGCACGTAACGCGCGGTCGAGGTGAATCCCGCACCAAGGTCTTCCTCCAGCTCGAAGCCGGGCGGCAGCGCGTTGGCGCCACTGGCATTGACGGCAAAGCTGTGCGTGTACGGCGAGGCGGAGCCCGAGGTGGTGGGCACGCCCAGCAGGTGCTTCAGCCAGAAACCGATGGTCTGCGGCGCGGTGTTGACCTGCACCGTGCCGCTCACCGTGCGATTGCCCGCCACGCTGCGGGTGGCGCCGCGGTAACCGTCGATGGTCTCGTCGGTATCGCGCTGCTGGTCGGCCTTCACGTTGTTCTGCACGTACGGCAGGATCAGCGCATCGGGCGATGCCGGCGTGGTGCCGAAGGTGGCCTCGGTGCAGCCGATCAGGCGAACGTTGGCGCCGCGTACTTGAGTGCCCATGTCACTGCTCCTCGTTGCTGTCGTCGACCGCAGGCGCGACCGGCGTGGATGGGGTCAGCTCGCGGCGTGCCGCGGCTTCGTCGTCCGGGTCGGCGAAGGCCAGGCCCTTGGTGTCGACCAGGTGCACCGCCTCGGCGGCGCTCACCTTTCCGCTCTGGCCGCGCCGGATGCCGCCCACGGCAAACACGCCGGGGCGCGCGGTATCGGGGAAGATCACTTCGTACTTGTTCATGCGTCCCTCGCGATCGGGTAGTCGGCCTGCAGGCGGGCCACAAAACACTGCACGGGGNGGCGAACGCCCTGGTCAGGAATCCATTCCTGCAGCCACGCGCCATTCACGTCGCCGGGCTGCGGGTTGCGCAGCATCAGGCGGGCGAACAGCTCCGGCAATTGGCTGCGCTGGTCGGCGGCGGTCTCGCGATCCTGCTGGAACCACAGCAGCGCCACGTCCAGCTCGCTGGTGAAATCCTGCGAACGGTGGCCGATCACCAGGCCGTTCTCATCGCCGGTGCCCCAGCCGCTGGTCTTGCCCGGCGACTGCTCCACCACAAAACACGGCAGCATGGCCGCACCGATCTGCTCCCACGGCGTGTTGCCGCGGATCACGCGCGGCACCGGGGCGCCGATCAGCGCCTCGATCTCGGCGGTAAAGGTGGCGTCGCCGGCAAGCAACGTCGCCACGGCATCGGTGAAGGTTTTCAGGCCCATGCGCTGATGGCCCCCTCGACTTCACGCTGGATCACCATCAGCGGCTGCTCGCTTTCCACCGCGTCGTCGATGAATGGCCGCGGCTTGTGGAACACCATGCGGTGTTTGCCGCGCCCGGCCCAGCTCGACACGTAGCCGCTGTGGATCGCGGCGGCATAGGCGGCCGTATTGAAGATGTACGCCACGGTGGGCGACTCGATCTGCATGCCCTGGTTGGCGCGCAGGCCGCCTGGCGTGCGCACCGGCACGGGATACGTCCACGGCGCCGCCTTGCGGCTGCCGCTCAGGTTCTTGATCGCCGCACGGTTCACCGCCGTGGCGGCTTTCTTCATGCCGCGGCTCAGCGCCGCATCCAGCGCCTTGACCAACGCCAGCAGGCGCTTGCTCATCTGCGCGGGCGTGTAGGCGGCCATCAGCCCNCCCCGATGACGCTGGTGGTGGTGAGCGGGTAGCGGCCGGTTTCCACCACGCCGGCGGCCAGGCCGCTGCCCTCGAACAGCGTGGTGTCGTCCACGCCACTGGCGCGCAGCGACTCGGCCAGCCAGTACAGCGCATTCTGCAGCGCCTCCTCGGCTTTCTTGCGCAGCTCGGCCAGCACCATGGCTTCATCCTTGTTGCTGCCGGATGCCGCATTGCTCTCGTAGTACGCATAGCGCCGGCGGTACAGCACCATGGACGAATACTGCACCTCGGCCTGGCGTGCGCTGTCCTCGGCGTAGCTGCCGGACGGCATGGCGCCGTAGACCGTCGCGCCGCACTTCTGCTCCACCCACAGGCTGGCGGATTTCAGCACGCGCGCCAGGTAGCCCGTGGCCGGCGTGTCGAAATCCGCAGGCATGCCGAACTGCGAGGCGGTGAATCCCTCGTCTTGCAGGTCCGCGATGGTGGCCTTGGGTGCGCTCATGCTGCCTCGTTCGAAAAATGCCGCGCGGGGTGACCGCGCGGCATTCGTGGATGCCTGCCCGGTTGACCGATCAGGTGAACTTGACGCGCGCTACCTGAGCGGTATCGCCGATCGCTGCATTCGCCTGGAACGTGCCCACGTAGTCGCTGGCGCGCACGTAGATGTTGCGGGCCGACTCGATGGTCAGGTCCATCCAGTTGCCGCGCTTCAGCTTGCGGCCCGGCAGCACCAGGTAATAGCCACCGAGATCGGCCGGCAGGTTCGCCGTGGCGATCACCGCCTGCACGCGCACCGTGATCGGCTGCACGTTCGCCTGGTAGGCCACCACCAGGCTGCCCGCCGTGGCGGTCAGCATCTTGGNGATACGGCCCACGTCTTCCGGCGCGCAGTAGATCAGGAAGCCCGCGTTGCTGCCGGCGCCATAACCCTTGCCCTCCACCGCACGCAGGATCTTCGCGGCGGCCTTGTTCAAGGTCTTGGTGTCGTCGGTGTCGAATGCCACGTCGACGCCGCTGCTCAGCGCGGTGAACAGGTCGTAGTGCCAGCTGGCCAGCTTGTCCTGCGCTTTGGCGTTGAACTCCGCCACGGTGTCGCTGACCGCCCACCACTTCTGGAAGCGCAGCCAGTCGTCCAGGATGCCCACGCCATCGGCGAAGGTGCACACGCTGACGCTCATCTTGCTGTCGGTCACGCCGCGGCGAATCTTCACCTCGGCACCCGGCTTGTACTGCTGGAACGTGATGCCGTTGTTCGCGTCCAGGATCTCGAACGTATCCTGGTTGCTCGAGCGCATGTCCACCAGGTCGAAAGCCTGCTGGTAGCCCAGGTCCATGTCCGGCATGTTGGTGTGGAAGAACTCCACCACGCGGTTGCTGGCGTCGACCAGGTTGGGGTTGTCGCCGGGCACCACCCACTTGGTGGACAGGTGCGCCTTGACGCGCTCCACGCTGGGCACCACCAGGTTGCCATCCTTGCCGCCGATGACCTTGATGCCGTCCACCGTGGCGATGCGCGGCGAACCACCCAACTCGCCGAACAGGGCCGGCAGGTTGAAGTCGGTGTTGATCGCCTGTTCCAGGGCCTTGAGCTGCTCGCCCGGGTCGGCAATGGTGCCGAGCTTTTCGAACTTGCTGAAAGTGCGCATGTGGGCTGGCTCCTTAGGCCGCGAAAGCGTTGAAGGCGATCAGGCCGGTGGTGGCGTCGCCCGACAGCGCCGGTTCGATCGCATAACCGACCAGCGTGTTCGAAGTGGCCACGTTGGTGAACGCCTTGGCCGCGTTGTCCCAGTACNCCTTGTCGCCCACGGCCAGTGCCACGGCCGCCTTGGCGCCGCCGCTGATCTCGGCTTCATACGTGAAGCCGTTCAGCGCGTTGGCGTCCGCCGTGCTGGTGGGGATGAGCAGGTGCGAATTGATCAGCACCGGCACGTGCGCGGTGGTGGCCGCGGTGTGCGACATCTGCAGGGTCTTGATCTGCGATGCCGGGGAGCGAACTTGCAGGCCCATGGTGCTGTCTCCTCAGGCCGCCAGGGCCGGGTTGTTGATCGGGGAATCGGCCGGCGCCGCCTGGGTGCCGGGGCCGCCGGCATTGGTGTTCGCGCCCTTGATCGCGCCGCTGCCCGGCAGGCGCTTCTCGTAGCCCTTCTGCATGGTCTGCAGGCGCTCCACGCTGAACTCGCCCAGGAACGCCTTGGCGGCGGCCACGTCTTCCGGCGTGTCGCCGGTCATCTTCAGCTGCCGCTCGAGGGCAATCACCTCGTCGACCAGCGCGGTCTTGAACGCCTTGGCGTCGGCCACGTAGGCCTTGAGCTGTGCCGGGTTCTCCACCAGCGCGGCGTCGTCGCCCAGTGCGGTCTTGATTGCGGCCAGCGCGGTGGTGGCCTTGTCGCCGGATGCAGCCTTGGCATTCAGCGCGTCGAAGTCTTCCTGCTTGATGTCCATGACATGCTCCAGCGTGGGGTCAGGGGTTTCGGGTGATTCGTGGGTTGCGCCTTTGACGGCACGGGCGCCGGGCTGGGAGCCCAGCCACACCAGCGACATTTCCAGCGCCTTGGCCGGGCCCATCCAGCGGCGCGCGGTCAGCTCGTTGCCTTGCGCGTCCGTCACTTTCTGCAGCGACTGCGCGGTGAAGCCGATGGATACGTCGCCGGCAATGCCGGCGTCCTGCTTGATCAGCAGGCTGGCGTTGTCGGGGGTCTTCGCGAAAAACGCGGATGCCAGCAGCAGCTTGGCCTGGCTACGATCCGGGGGCAGCTGCAGGTCGGGCTCGCGCAGCAGCGTGCGCGCCTCGTCCAGGCTCATGGTCTTGGTGCTGGTGGCGTAGACGCGGCCCTCGGCCGGGCCACCATCACCCTGCCAGCTGCTGGGGTGCTTGATGTACACCCCTTTGCCCGGCAGGGTGCGTGCGAAGTCGTCCAGCACACTCTCGTCGAAAATCTCGTTGTCGCGGTCGATGCAGTTGTGCGCCAGCACGTACTCGCGAACCTGCAGCTCGTCGGCGGCGAAATCGCGCAGCGTGTATGCGCGGATGGCAGCCAGCGCGGCATCATCTGCCGCCTCGGCCGCCTTCACGCGCAATGCCAGCGATTTCTGCTGCACACTCACTTCGTGCGCGCCTCGCGTACTGGCTTGATGTTGGCCACGCGCCAGGCGGCCTGCTCACCGTCGAGCGGGCCGGTGTAGTCCGGGTGGCGGAAGTCGGTGGCCGCAATCTTTTCGACGGCGGGGATCTTCCCGGCGCCTTTCGGCGCCGGGTCGACCTTTTCACCACCGCCCGTGGGAGTCTTGTCGCCCTGCTCGTCGCCGGCGCCACCGTCCAGCGCGATCAGCGCGGCGTCGATGGCCGCCAGCGCGGTCGCACGATTCTTGCCGGCCGTTTCCTGCGCCTGCAGTTCCACCAGGCTTTCGCGGTCCAGCGCCGGCAGCTGCTCGGTGAGCTTGTCCACCGACAGGTCCAGCACGTCACTGATCTGGTTCTTGTCCATCACATGGCAGCCTCTGCGCGCAGATGTGCGACTCAGTAGGCTGCATCAGACTTCAACACCGCGATGCGTTTCCATGCGCGGATGTGCCACCGCAGCGGCAGCTCCCGACCCCGCTAATCCGCCCTGCCCGCGATCACGCAGAAACACCCCGGGTGCGAATCGCGCACGGGGATCGGACCGGTGGCTACGTCGTAGGGGCCGGCGGCTTCGATGGCGGTGCAGATGCTGCAGGCTTCGGGGGCCAGCATCCAGTCGTAGCGGGCAATGCCCATGTCGGCCAGCGCCTTTTTCTGGCCCATGGCGTGGCTGGCGGCGATCTCACTGCCAGCCAGGCGCTCCCAATCGTAGGCGTGGGCCTCGAACTTCTTGCGCAGCTCGGCGGCGACTTGCCGCGGGNTGGTGCCGTTGTATGCACCATCGGCCAGGGCCTTCACGATGTCATCCTCGTACACGCGCACCGTGGTCTTCTGCAGCACGGCGTGCAGCTCGGCCGGCAGTGCGGCGGCGCGCTGCTCGCGGGCAGCAGCAATGATTTCCTCGGCGCGATCTTCGGCGTTCTCGGCGGCGGTGGTGTTGGCGATGCCGCGGATCCACGCCTCCAGCGCCTGCTTCACCAGCGCGCTGCCGGCGCCGGAGTGATCCAGCACGAATTGGGTCTGCAGTTGCAGCAGTTGCTGCAGCAGCGCAGTGGCGTCGAAGGCAAACGCGGCCTTGGTGGTGGGCAGGTCGAGCAGCTGCAGCGTGTCGTCGGCCAACTTGTCCCATGCCGCCATCAGCGCGTCGCGCGTGGTGCGCACCAAGCGCGGCAGGGCCGGGTCGTCGATTGCCCAGGTTTCGGCGGCGGCCTTGTGCTGGTGGGCCGGTGCGCCCTTGAGCGCGGTGCGCAGGGCATCGCGGGTGATGTCGTCCATGCCGGCGAACAGGCTGAGCAGCGTGGTCTTGGCCGGCGCGTCGTCCGGCGCGGGCTGCTTCGGGTCGGGCGGCGGCGCGTGGCCGCCGTTGGCCTGCATCATCTGCGTCTGCGCGGTGAGGAACGCGGCCTGCGCGCGCTTCAGCTCGTCGCGCAGGTTCGGCAGGCGCTGGGTGAGCTGCCAGTCACCGGGGCGCCAGGTGATACCGCGGCCGCGCAACCACGCTTCCGCCAGCCGCGTCATGCCGGGGCGGCGGGCCTCCCACCGCGTCTTGCTTTCCTGCAGCACCACCTCGGCCTGGTTGTCCGCCATGCGCTCGGCGGTGGAGAACTGCATGCCCAGCATCCACGCCGGCAGTCCGGCCTTGGCCAGGATCTGCTCCAGCATGTGGCGAGCCGGCATCTCGATGCTGATCACCTTGCCGTCGCCGCCGATGATGCTCACGGCAATCTCGTCGTCGCTGCCCACGGCGGTCACGAAATCGGCGCTGTTGCCGTTGCGCTTGGCGGTCAGCGCGGCCTGCAGGTTGTCGCTGAGCAACTTGCGGCGCCTGTCCAGCGCGTCATCCTTCAGCGCGCGGTTCTTGGTCTTGTAGTTCACGTGGAACACCGGGTCGCCGAAGCGGTCCCACACCTGCCCGGTGGCGTTGTGCATCTTCAGCAGGATCTGCCCCACGAACTCGATGCTGCGCAGCAGGCTCACGCCATACGGCCCATCGTTCTCCGGGTTGAACGCGGCGTAGACCATGCTGGCCGGGTCCAGCAATGTGTAGCCCTTGCCCTGGATGATGCTGGCGTTGAGCTGCCGCCCGTTGTTGCGCAGCACTGTTTCCACCGCGTCGGTGCCGTCGCGGCGGCCGGTGGCGTTGGGCAGCGGCGGCAGGTACCACGTCTGCAGCTGACCGCTGGCCGGGTCGCGGTGAAACAGCACGCCCTTGCTGTCGGCCACGCGCAGCCCGATCAGCTCGCGCCCGCGGCGGTCGAACACCATCTCGCCCACCGCGCAACCCTGCTCGTACAGCTCGTTGCCTTGCGCCGCGAAAAACGCCTGCAGGCCCGCCTGCAGGTCGCCCACGGGGATGCCGCCGATCAGCTCGCGCTCGATCAGCTGCACCAGCTTGTCGTTGCCGCCCTCCACCGCGATGATGCCATCCATCGTCACCATGCGATTGATCGCGCCATCGAGCACGCCCAGCGCCTCGCGCAGAGCCTCCAAATGCCATGGATTAGTCACGCGCGGGACAAATCCTGACAACGCCTGGCTCCATGGCCCCATAGACATACCGACACGAACCAAAGCGCTACTTTCGGGGTGAGCAGCCTTCTTGGACGAAAACCAGCTGCGTGGATCAAATGCGTTCATGATGTACCCCTATGCAAATGGCGCCAACGCTTCCCCAAAAGGATGGCAGAGACGTGCGACTGATTAATTCCAAACATCTTGGCAATGTCTTTTTGAAGCAACCTCGCCCGGCGTAACTCAAAGATTGTGGCCACGTCGGCCTCGCTGATTTTGGCCATGCGGTGGCACGAGCCGACTAGCCCAATGTGTGCCGGGTTCTTGGCTAGCCCAGTCTTCAGCGCGTGGGCTCTATTGCCACTGACCGTCACCCATTCAAGGTTCGTCGGCTGGTTTTCTGATTTAATGCCATTGCGATGGTTCACCTCGAAGAGCCCTTCACGCGGTGGCGTCCCGTGAAAAGCGAGGCAAACCACCCGATGCACCATCGCCGTCGTGCGGCGGCTCCCGTCCCACATCTCGCACATGAGGTAACCTCTCGCATCAGGCCACTCTGCGAGCTGTCGTTCCTGTTTAGAATTGCGAAAGTTGGTGTTTATTACGTGCCCGGCTTTCGTGGCACGGTAACGGCCAGATGCGAGGCAACTCAGGATGAACCTGTCGAGGGAACCCGTATGCGGCCAGCTCATCTCAATGCACCAGGAATAGCGTGTCGTTGCGGGCAAATACACGGTTCCACCGCGCCTCCATCATCGACAGCAGATCTTCAGCCGGCATGCCGCTGACCATCGCCATAGCGATCACCTCCATGAAACCCATGCGCATGTCGTGACCCTTCACGCGTTCCAACACCAGCAAGATCAGCATGCCGGCATTGTTCACCTGGCCTAGCGCTTCCGTCTGTTGGGCAGCGGCGATCAGCTCGGCGGCCAGCTTGCAGCCGGTGGCATGGTCGGTGGCATAGTCCCCGGTGGGCTTGGGCAGGCGCCAGCGATTGGTGGCGCGGTCGGTGGTGGTGTGAAAACTCAGGGTGTTCAGCGGGTGCGTGCGCAGGTGGTCGGCTTCGGCGCGCAATTCGGCGGCAGTACGCATGGGCAAGGCTCCTATCGTCGATGGAGTCCGGCACCACGCTGCTAAACGGGTGACGGACGACGCAGGGTTAGCAGACCGGTAGGAGTCACCGGCAGGGCCGAAGCCCTCCCCACGCCGCCCGCCATAGACTGGCTGGCTTTGGCCCATTGCTGCGAGTGGACGGCCAAAACAAAAGCGCCGGCATCGGAGGATGGGCGCTTGCGCGCTCCTGAACAGGCTGCTAAACCCGGTCGCCGATTGTGCGGCGACGGGAATAGCCTGCGCCAAGGGCCGCCGACTTGTCAACAGGGCATATTTGGTTTTTGATAGGCGCTGCACTATCACAGGGGAAAGATCATGGCATTGATGCTCATCGTGGCAATGCTGCTGGGTTGCATTCCGGCCGCCATCGCGCATTCCAAAGGCAGGGATTTCATGTTGTGGTGGATTTACGGCACCCTGCTTTTCATCGTGGCGCTGATTCACGTGCTCTGCATTGGCCGCACGCCGCAAGCGGTGGAAAAAAAGCAAATCGACAGCGGCATGAAGAAATGTCCTCGATGCGCCGAGTTCGTGAAGGCCGACGCAACAGTGTGTCGATACTGTCAAGGTGAATTCGGAGATGCCTAATCTCATGCCGCCCGCGCCTCCGCACCGCAACTGAACACATCAACCTGACTACCCACTTCATCGAATACTTTGCGCAGCATCTGCATGCGGCGCGCGTCGATGTCGTGGTCGTCCTTCTTCGCGTAGATCGGCCACTTGGTGCCCGCGCGGGCGGTGTGGTTGGTCATGTGGTTGAGCACTTCCACGTCGTAGGCCATGGCGTAGCCGGCCGACTGTAGGCGTCGGCTGATACATTGCGTCGCGAAGTGCTTGGCCGGGGCGCGCACGATGCTCTCGCCGCTGCCGTCGTCTTTCGCGGTGTCCACCAGCGGCTCGCCGTCTTCGCCGATGCAGTCCACGGCGTTGGAGAACTGCAGGCCGGTCATCACCTCGTCGAAGTGCATGTCTGCATAGGCTTCCATGGTCTGCAGATCCTTCACGACCACGGTGCCGGCGCTGCCCAGGTCGACGCCCCAGTGCGGCAGGCCGCCGAACAGCTCCTGCAGGCAATAGATCAGCTCGCGCTGGATGTAGTAATCCACGCCGCGGGCCTGCACGCGCAGCACGTCGACCAGCTGCGGACCGCGCTGTTCGCTCAGGATGATTTCGGTCGGGTCGTTGGTTTCGCCCAGGTCGGCGCCGGCCCAGTACACGCCGGCGGTGGCGCCGGTGAGGTGTTCGCGCAGCACGGCGCGCATGACCTCGCGGCGCTCGGCGTCGTTGCGGCTGGCAAACGGGGCCAGCGGCAGGCTGATGTCGCACAGCCAGTCGTAGCTGCCGCTCTTGCGGCCTTGCTCCACGTGGAGCACAACGCGTTTCACGCCCACGTTGAACTCGCCGCGCTGGCGGTCGATGTTGATCGACAGCACGCGGTAATCCGGCAGGTCGTGCACGTTGGGCAGGATGGTGTCCCAGCTCCACACGGGGTTTTCGGCTTCGCCCCACTCCCCCAGCACGTTGCGCTTGTAGCCCGGCGTGTGCCGGCCGCCGAAGTCGCGGATGAACTGCGCGTCGCGCTCGGGCGTCCAGAACGGCGGCGGCATCAGGGNCTTGGGCCAGAGGAACAGGCGGCGGCCCGGCTTGCCTTGCGGCAGATTCACCACGGCGTCGTTGCACATGGCGAAAAAGCCGGTGCTGCGGTCGCCATCGGGCACGCTGTAGGTACGTTTCACACAGCCAGGCTCACACGAGCGCCAGAACTCCGACCACTGCACCGCGCGCTTGAGCTTGGCCGCCTCGTCGACCAGCGCCATGGCGTTCACGTGCACGCCGCGGAACGCTTCGCCATCGTGGCCGGCAGGGCGGTAGTAGACGCGGCCCACGCCGGGCTTCTCGCTCTCGCCCAGAGGGATGGTGAGGAACCGCTGCATCATGTGCGGCGTGCGCTTGGGCTTGAGCCAGAACTGGCTGAGCAGCGAGCCGCTGGCCTTGTCGCCTCCTTCCTGCGCGCCCACCTGCGTTTCGATCGCGAGAATGATTTCGTCCAGGTGCGTTTGCTGCGGCGCGCCCACCAGCATCCACGGCCGGCGCACGGTGAAGCCCATGGAGGTGCACTGGCCCCAGAGGATCAGCACGGTGATCTCGCGCGTCTTGCCCACCTCGGCGCCGTCCTGATGCACCACGTCTTGCCGCCAGCTGCGCGCGCTTTCGCGCTGGTAGTCGAAGAACTGCCACGGCTCGCCGGTGCGTGGNTCCACGAGGAACGTCTCGGCCCAGCGCACCGGGTCTTCGAACACGAACAGGAACATCGCCTGTTCCAGCGTCACGCCGTAGTCGCCGCGGGACAGCGCCTGCCACGCCCAGCCTTGCTTGCACAGCCACGCCTCGAACTCGTCCGGCGCAAACACGCCGCGCTCGTCCATCTGGCGCAGCACGTCGTGGTCGGCGGTGGGCAGGCGGCGCTTAGCCATGGTTAAACCTTCTTCCAATCCTTGGGTGGGCGATCCCCTGCGGCAAGACAAACTGGGCACCAATAGCGAGCGTTGCCTTTTCGCGTTGTCCAGCGTGCTGCAAGGTCGCCACTGTTGAACTTATGGCCAGCCCGGCAACGTCGTTCGTAGGTGCTTTCAGCGTGTTGCATAGCGACTCCACGGTCTACAACTCATTCATCGCTCGGCGCCGGCAGCTTGCGCTGAGCGCGGTTGAAGATGGCGCCCAGCAGCGACTGCAGACCGCCGGCGGCCTCGTCGTCGTCTTTCAATTTCTCGCGGGCACGCGGCGTGGCCATCAGCTCGGCGAGGTTGATGCCCAGCGATTCGTTGAGCTTGATCAGGTGCACCAGGATCGGGTTGGGTTTCATGTCGGCAACCATCGGTTTGCCGTCCTGGTCGCGCACCACGTCGCCATCCCGGGTGATCACCGGAATCTCGATCAGCAGGCCACGCTCGGCGATCTCCTCGCGGATCTGCCGCAGCAGCTGGAAATTGCCTGCCATCTCGGTGGCAAGCAGGCCGTGCATACCGTCCATGTCGCCCTCGGTGAAGGCGGACATCAGCGAATCCAGCGCGTGCACGTAGACGGTTTTGTCCAGGCAGCTGCCACCGGCGCGGGTGAGGCCATCCAGCACCAGGCTGCACGGCGCCTCGGTGCGGTCGGGGTTGTCGGGGTGGAACGGGCACGTGGTCACGCACGGCTTGCCGAACATCTTGGCGATGCTGGTGGCGCCGCTGGCGAACTGCGCGCGGTTGATGGCGCTGTAGCGGCCATGCTTCCACGCGTTGCGGCTGCTGGCCGCCTTGCCCTCGTCGGTGATCGGGCCGGTGGCGGCGGCCGCGGCGGCTGGCAGGTTGTCGCGGCGCTGTTGCACGGCTTCCTCGCTCATGGTGTAGCCCGATTTCGGCGCCGAAGCGCCCGCCGGTGACGCCTTGCGCCGCTGCTCCAGCGCGGCCGGCGACAGCGTGTATGGGCGTTTTGTCGGTTTGTCCGTCATCCGCGCTATTTCTCACGGGTGGCCGGTGCAGTTCCATGCGCGCATGTGCCGCGGTGGCGGGCGGCGATGCGCTGCACCTGGGTGTGGCTCATGCACATGCGCCGCGCGATCTCGCGCTGGCTCACGTCTTGGTCGAGCAGCGTGGTGATCATGTTTTCCAGCGTGGGGCCGCCCAGGGCGTTGAAGAACGTGCGCCGCGATGGCACCCACACCGCGCCGTTGCCGAATTCGTCCAGCACCACCATCAGCGCCTCCAGCCCGGCACGCTGGGCGATCAGCAACCACAGCTCCTGCGTGGTCGATGGGTGATGCACGGCGGCCGCGTCGAGCAACTGACGCTCGAACGCGGTCGGGGCTTCACCCGGTCGGGAGAACACTGGATCCATGGCGCTTCCTCTCGAGGTCTTGGGCCCACAGGGGCAGGTCGTCGGGCACCGTGCCCAGCGCGGCGTGCTGGCGGTGCGCTTTCAGCGTGTAGCGGTTCATGCGGTTGCTCACCGCGAGGTAACGGCGCGTGGTTTCGATGGACTCGTGGCCCATCAACACGCGGATGCGCTCGATGTCGGTGCCGTCGTCGTAGAGCATCGTGGCGAACGTGACGCGGAAGCGGTGCACGCCCCAGCTGCCCAGCCCGGCGCGGCGCGCGGTGCGCTTCACCACGTCCTCGATCGCCTTCACCGTGACCGGGCCGCCCTTGATGCACAGCCCGGGCCGGCCGCCGCGCGACAGGTTCACGAAAACGCTGTCGGTGCACAGATCCGGCACACGGCTGCGCGCTTCCAGCCAGCGCAGCAGCTCACGCACCACCGGCCCCTCGATCGGCACGGTGCGCTCCTTGCTGCCCTTGCCGAACACGTGCACCTGGCCCTTGCGCTCGCTGGCCAGGTCCAGCTGGTCGACGCGCAAGCCCGCTATTTCCTCGCGCCGCAGGCCGGCGGCGAGCAGCAGCAGCAGGATCGCGCGGTCGCGCTGCACCACCAGCTCGGTGTGTCCCTGCTTGACGGCGGCGAACAGCGCCTTGAGCTGCGTCGGGCTGTACTTTTTCGCCTGGGTGGAAACCCGCTTCGGCGCCTTGTAACCCTTCGTCACGTCGCTGCCTTCGCCGCGCGTGGCGAGGTAGCTGTACAGGCTGCGCACGGCCATCAGCGCCGACCGACGCGCCGATGCCGACAGCCGGCGCTTGACGTACAGCCATTTCTGCCAGTCGTCCAGCTCGCGCACCGTGATTTCGCGGAAATCGTGGCCCGCTTCCTCGGCCCAGCCCATGAACCGCGCCACAGCTTCGACGTAATCCGCCACCGTGGTCGCCCCACGGAACCCGCGCACCACCACCAGGCACTGCACCCACAGCCAGCACGTCGCCAGCCAGCGCGAATCGCGCCACGGTCGCGCCTCCACCGCCCGCATCGCCGACGCCAGCGGCCCACCCTCGCCCAGCAACCGCGCGCGCAGCTGCAGCTCCTGCGACGGCAGCACCAACCCAGCCGGAATCGGCGGCACTTCAACCACAGCGCACCCCCTCGCGGCCAAAAACCCAAAACGCTCCCCATTTTTCGAGGCCCCACCAGGTTTGGGGTCGGGCGGCATGCCCCCCTGCTTTTGAGGGGGGGNGTCCTGCACCGACCCCAGCCGACACCCCGTAGGCCGCGCCAGCACTGGGTTTCAGGCATTCGGCATCCGGGTTCTTTGTGGTCTCACCGTAGCGTGAGACTGGAAACGAGCGCGAAGCGGGATGGATGGCGTCAGCTCGCCGTTCCGGCGGTGGATAACTCAGGCTGGGACTAGCGGAGAGAACAACGGTTAGGCGAGTGCTCATGGGGAAATCCCAAGGGAAACAGCGATCTGGCGACGTATCTCGGCCACAGCCTCAGGCTCGTGCCCAGGCGGAATCGGGCGATGGACGCGCGATGGCAGCGCCTGCCTGATCGGCTCAGCGAGGGTTTCACCTCGCGCCAGGCGGTCGAGGGCAGTGCGGTACGCCACGTCGAACGCCGTGCGCACCGCTCGCTCGTCGAGCGTGCGCAGGTTCCACGTGCCAACCGATCGCGCTGCGGCGCCGATGGCTGGATGCGTGAACTCGTGGTCGGTGTTGCGCGACCAGGCCAATGCCTCGCGCAAAGCCTGCTGCAGATCCGGCGCCGATGGCCGGCACAGCGCAATGAACTCCTCGTCGCTCGGTGGCCAACCCGTGCCCACCTTCGACAACGCCGCCAGCCCCAGCTTGGTCGCCTCGGCTGAAACGCCAGCCGCGCGCAGCGAGGCAAACCACACACCGCGGGCATGCGGATCCTCGAACCTGTCTCGCCAGCGCTGGCCGTACTTGCGCTGGAAGATCGCGAACACCTGCGCCACAGCCATGCGCAGCGCCTGGTCCTCAGCGAGTGCCGGCGAATTCGCGGCTGAGCTGATCACCTCGCTCATAGCCACCTCCGGTGTTGGTGTTGGTTTCAGCCGTTGCCGGCACGCCGGCGATCACGTCGTCGACGAAGCACGCGAGGAACCCCAGGTTCACCGGGTGCTGACTGCGCTGCTGTTCGCGTTTCCGCTTGGCCCGGCGCATGGCCTCGGCCAGGTTGGCATCGGTGAGCCCGTGGGCCAGCCACTCGGTCAGCTTGCCGCGGTTCATCGTGCGGATGCCGATGTGCGCGGGGATGCCCTGGTCGGCGACCCATGCCCAAAAACCNCCGGCATCAATGATCGCGCCCGCCTGCTCGCGCACGGTGCGCGTAGTAGGTGACTTTAGACTTGGGTTACCAGAATCTGCAGAAGCATCGGAGAAATCGCAGTTGCTCTGCTCTTTCTCCTCTGTGGGAGTTACTCCGTTACGTACGGCGTTAGTCACGGTAGTAACGCCGTTATTATCAGGTCGAGCAGCAGCGGCGAGTGCCCGCTTCAGCTTCTCACGATGCCGCCTCTGCCTGGCCGCGTTGGTGGCGTCCAGCTTGACCGGCTGCTTTTCCAACCAGTCGCTTATCTCGCCGTCGACAATCAACCCGCGATCGCGGATGGCGTCGACCACGGCCGTGATCTGCTCCAGGCGCCAGCCCGTGAAGTCGGCCAACGCGTGAGCATCGAACGAGGTCACCATGCCCCTTGGCGAGGCCTTCGAAGCACACTCCTTGAGATACCCCCACACCACGAAGACGTGGCCGGGCGTAACACCGTTACCGGCAGCGCGCGCCACGCCAAGCCAGCGCGGATCGCAGACCTCGCCGTGATATTGACGGAACCAATCCATCAGCGCGTACCCGCCGCTGAAAGCGCTGGGTCATGCGCGGCGCATCCCGACGTGGCAGGATGGCAATGCGAGGCGGCAAGCCCCGCAAGGCGCTGTGCAGAAAAGACTTCCCACATGAGGCTCGTCCTGAGCCGGTGCGCGAACTGATCCTGTCAAACTGTATATTATGTAAAATATAGAATACATCATCGAGGCATCGACCTCCACACGCTATCGGCACGTGCTCTTGCCGATCTCGGTCGACTCTGTGCTGGGCACACGCTCGCGAAAGAACGGCATCTAACGCCGGGCACCCAATGTGGCTGGCGGACCTTCACCCTCGCCGACCTTGCGGCGTTGGCGAGAGGCAACCCTCAGGCGCTGCCCATTGTCCGGGTCGCTCTCGTGCGGCCG